TGGAACACAACAACACAACAACCGCAGAGCAGGCTCGCGTTCTCCTGTCTCCGGTTATGAGTAAGCTAAAGAGCGCGTTTCCCGGTGCGAGTCATCACTCGGTCACCGTTGCATACTGGGGAGACAATAAGGTCTTCTTCGGCGTTGGTATCGCTGTAGGCGATCAGCATCTCGCCAGCACTTACTGCGACACGCCAGCCGAAGCCATTGATCACCTTGCGACGCGCTCATCCGAGGAGCTGCGCGAGCGGGCCGCGAAGCTTGTGGCGCAGGCCGACGCACTGGAAGGCGGTGCGCTGTGATTCGGCTTCTTACGCCTAGTGCGTTTCAGCCTGGGCAAGCCTGCGCAGTCGCAGGCATGAGTGCCGACTTCTACCGCAAGCAGGACGGCCTGACGCAGAGTGAGATCAACCGCTTCGCTGAATCGCCGGCGCTCTTCAAATACGTCGAGGTCGAGCGATCTGCCGCGATGGACTACGGCACAGCGCTGCACGCGCTGCTGCTGGAGAACCGCACCGAGTACGTCATTAAGCCGGCGACTTACGGGCCAGAGGAAAAGCCATGGCACGGCGCTGCAAAAGAATGCAAGGAGTGGATGGCTCGGCACGAAGGCCGGCTGATCTTCTCCGCAGATCAGGCAGACGCGCTGGAGTCAGCCGTGCGTCACGCGCAGCAGCACGAACTTGTTAAGCATCTCTTGGCTGGAGCGCAGACTGAGCTGTCGGTGTTCGGATGTACACAGGCCGGCCTGATCTGGGGCAAAGGCCGCATGGATTGCGTCAACTTCCGCGGTGACCGCGTGCAGGTCATCGACATCAAGACGACGCAGGACGCGCGACTGTCTGCATTTTCGCGCACTGTCCTTCAACGCGGCTATCACCGGCAGGCCGCATGGTACCGCCGGCTTATCCGCCAGTTCGTCGAGGAGACTGTGACGCACGAGCACTGGCTTGTTGCCATCGAGGCCGAGCCAATTCCGCGCGTCAACGTGTGGAAGCTGGCGACCGAGGCGATTGATTTGGGAGACACTGAAATCGACGACCTGCTTGAGAAGCTGGCCGACTGCAAATCTACTGGCCGCTGGCCTGACTACCACGACAAGGACGTCGGACTCATGGGTACGATTGATCTGCCTAAGTGGGTCTACGGCGACACCGAACAACTCAGCGGGATGACGAAAGGAAGTATAACATGAGCACGACACCACGCACAGATGCAGCGCGGTACAGTTCCGACCGTGACGGATACATGGAGCCGGATGCTAATGGCGACTTTGTGCCCGTTGAGCTAGCAGCTGCGCTTGAAACTGAACTCTACGCCGCAAACGGAACCAGTGCGATTCACAAAGAATTTGGTGAGGCTGTTGACCGCTGGGCTAAAGAACGAAAATACCTGCTAGAACGCATTGAAGATTTGAAAGCGGACGTAGATCGCTGGCGCGACCAAGTAGTCGGTCCTCATGATCTACGAGGTCATGCGGTAACCTATGCACCTGTTTTGTTTTATACTGAACCAACGGAGAACCAGTCATGACCACCGACGACACAACGACACCGAACAACGCAAAGGTCTTCACCGGCCTGTCCGGTATGCTCCGGACCTCACCGTGGCTTGCCAGCGAGGACTTGGTCGGACTTGGCGACGTGCCGGCCGAGATTGAGGACGTGCTGCTCTATGACGAGGTTGCCTTCGATAAGGGGCGCAAGGAACGCAACGTGCCAGCGCTGAAGTTCCGCGGGAAGGCCAAGCAGCTGGTGCTCCGCACCTCGGCCAACCGTCGCGCGCTGGTCCGAATGTTCGGTGCCAATACACAAGCGTGGAGAGGTCAGACTATCTATCTTTACCATGACCCAGAGGTGCGCTTCGGCGGCCGCGCGGTCGGTGGAATTCGCATCAAAGAAGTTTCCGCATGAACCAACAATACGACAACGAACTGAAGTTCCGCCTTTTCAAGAACGACAAGGGTGGCAACGAGAAGCGGCCAGACTACCGCGGCGAGGTCCGCATCAATGGCGTCGACTACAAGCTGAGTGGCTGGCTTGCCGAGGCCAAGAACGGCTCCGGCAAATACATTCGCGGTGTCGTCGAGCGCAAGGACGGCGCGCCTGCTCGGCCGTCACAGCCTGCGGTCGGCAAAACAGTAACGATCCCGGCAATTGGTCGCGAGGAAACGGAAGATAAAATCGACTTCTAATGCCTACGATCATTGCAATCGACCCTGGCGCATCCGGCGCTGTGGCGTGGCGAAATGGCCTACGCCACGATCATATTGGGACCAAGTCAACGATGGGCCTCGCCTCTCAATCTGAACTGATTTACGGGCTGCGCGACATGACTGGCCACGCCGTTGCCTACATTGAGCAGGTCGGCGGTTTCATCGGCAAGCCGCAGCCTGGCTCTGCGATGTTTAAGTTCGGCCAGAACTACGGGCGGTGGCTTGGCATCCTAGAGACTCTAAAGATCCGAACTGTGCTCGTCAGGCCGCAGACATGGCAGAAGACCATTGGCCTTGGTTCGACACTGAAGGGACCAGAGCGCAAGCGCGCGTTGCGTGACGTGGCAAAGCGGCTCTATCCGCAGCACGGCGTCACGCTGGCGAACTGTGATGCGCTGCTCATTCTTGAGCACGCCATTCAGGCCGAGGGTCGCAGGGAAGGAGGTGCGACGTGAGTAACACCCAAAAGCTCTCCCTGTTTTTGGCCGTGTACAACTTTTGGCGACGCGGAGGGTGCGACGAGATTCCGTCGTCCCACACTCCCGCGAAAATCGGTGCGGCACTCGACGAGGCCGTGGATCTGCTCGAAAAATACGACGAGCTCGAACGCGAGAACGCCGCGCTGCGGCACAGCGAAGAGAACCTGGCCGCCACAGTGCGCGGGCTGGAGTTTGAGCTAGAGAAGGCGCAGAAGACGGCTGCTCTGCTACGCGGGACAGTCGAAGCCCTTGGAGACGCGAATGATCGGTTGACGATTGAGATCACCGCGCTGCGAAAACAGGCAAAACCGTGAACGATTTCTACGGCCGCGAAGCGCAAAGGTTCATTGACGGCTCGCTCATCTTTCGCACTAACGAAGACGAAGCTAATGAGGCAGCGGTGGCTAAGATCCTAGAGGCGCACTGGGCCTGTGAGTGTCGACCGATGGGCAAGCTGGCGGCCATTGATTGGTTCTTTGTTCGTCATGAGCGCATTGTCGGAGTAGGCGAACTGAAGATTCATCGCTGCGCTTTTGGCGACTACGACTCGGTCTTCTTGAACTTGCGCAAGTGGCACGCGCTGGGCCTATGCCAGCACGGGATGAACACTCCGGCCGTCTACGTCTCGCAATGGTCCGACAAACTAGGTTTCATCAACTGGGTCGATATCGACGCAAGCAAGCACAAGATTGGTGGCTGCAAGCCTCGTGGACCTAAAAGCCGGAGCGACACTGAGCCGCTTATCGTCATCCCGACTTCCTCCATTAACATCATCAGCGATCAAGGATACGCCAACGCACTATGAGCATGATCAAAAACGATTTCCCGTCGCACTATCAAATGATTATCGCTGACCTACAAACGCAGCGCGTGGAGCTACAAGCCAAAGTTTACGATGAGACGCTGGCTAACATTGCGCTGCGCCATGAACGGGATGAACTACTCAAGGCATACCGATCCTTGCAGATCGAGAACGCCCAGCTGTTAGAGCAGCAGGCCGAATACGAGCAGGCATCGAAAAAAGCAAGTTGACGCGCTGCAAATAGGGCGCAAAACAAGAGATAGGCCGTGAGAAAGCCTAATCACAACCATGGATCAAACCTACAACTTTGCCCGTCTGCGTGGAGGAAAGCGGCTTGTTGTGAGCCAATTTCTCACCCTCTGCGTGGACGGGCTTTTTGATTTATGAAGTGGCTGAACCTTGAAACCTCAACCCTCCGCGCGCCGGAGTTCGTCGGCTCTGATCCGACTGCACGCGCGACCTGGCTCTGTGTCTTGGCATACTCCATCGACCAAGAGAACAGCGGAGTGATTGCCAACGCTGACCAATGGCCTGATCGCCAATGGCAGCAAACCTGCGGTGTGACAAAGCAGGAAATCGACTCGTCTTTTCCTCTGCTGCAATGGAAGGAAAACGCGCTCTGGGTCTGGGCCTATCCACTTGATAAGCAAAAACAAGTGCAAGTAAAGCGAGACGGAGGAGCTAAAGGCGGGCGAAGCACAAGCGAAGCTAAAGCCCAAGCTGCTCGCATCAATGGAGCCAAGCACAACCCAAGCTCAACCCAAGCTGGAACCCAACGGAATGGAAAGGAAAGGAAAGGAAAGGAATATATTGCTCGATCTGAAGATCTCGCGATATACGATGCCTATCCTCGCAAGGTCGGCCGAGAGGCCGCATTGAAGGCGATTGCCAAAGCTCAACAGCAGATCGACGGATCAAAACTGCTTGAGCGCGTTAAGCACTACGCTGCCGCAACCTCACGCTGGTCCGACACCGACAAGCGATTCATTCCGCATCCAGCGACTTGGTTCAATCAAGGCCGCTACGCTGACGACCCGCAGACCTGGAACCGCAACGAGGCAGACCAAACTGGTCCGCGTGTTAAGCTGCTGGCCCTATGAGCACGCCTGGCGTAAATCAAACGGCCGAGCGCCGCCTTATCTCGGCCTGCATGGTCGCAGGCACCGCTGGCTGGTCCTACGCAGCAGGCGAGGGCGTACTTGCCGAGCACTTCTCCGATCCGGTTTGCCATGCTCTGTGGCGTGCTGGGTCGGTCTGCTTGGCAGAAGGTACGCATCCTGACTCGGCTGGGCTGTACCGTGCCATTGCTGGCCTAGATGGCGAGGCAAAGCCATCTGCGCTTGAGATTGCCAACCTTGAAGCACTTGAGGCGACTAGCCTTCACCTTCGCCGGCTTACTGCTGATGTCATCGACCTCTCGCGCCGTAGGAAGCTCATCACCGCAATGGCTGCCGGCCTAGAGGCAGCAAAGGACGGAAGCGCCAAAGAATGGGCTGACATCTGGGCTGGCGTTGAACCGCACATTCGCAGCGCGCAGGACATCACTGCAGGGGCCAAGAGTCGCACGCTGGCCGAGGTTGCCGCCAACGCTAAACGGCTACTGCTCACGCCCGACCAGTCCGACTCTGTGCCGTCTATCTGCGCCGAGTGGGACCAGCAGGCATCGCCGTGCAAGGCAGGTCAGCTGATCGTCATTGCTGGACGGCCTGGGGCTGGTAAGAGTGCTTTCGCAGGCCAAGTGGCGCACAACATCGCGCAGGGGGCGGTGACTGCGTTTTTCTCCCTTGAGATGTCCGCCGAGGAGATCCTGACCCGTATGGCTCGGCTGAGAGTCAATCCACGGCCGCAATGGGATGAGACCATCGCAGCAGAACTGGACGCTCTTGCCACATTTGCAACCCTCCGCATCTACGAGGTCGAGCACGCGCGCAGCGTTGCGCAGATCGAGGCTGTCTGCCGGCTGCTGGCCGCATCGCCGCAGGGGCTGGGCGCTGTGGTCGTGGACTACCTCCAACTGGTCACGCCGCCGGCTGGATCCGGGCGAGAGAACCGGGAGCAGCAGGTCGCTGCAATGTCGCGTGCGTTTAAGCTGCTCGCTCGCACGCTCAAGGTGCCCGTGTTCTTGCTTGCGCAGCTGAACCGCGAGGTGGACAAAGGGGAGAAGAAGCGCCGCCCTCGGCTGTCTGACTTGCGGGAGTCTGGGGCTATCGAGCAAGACGCCGACCGTGTCTGGTTCCTTTACCCAGCCAACGAGGACGCAATGAGTGAAGGACGCACGCTCGACGTGATTCTGTACCAAGCCAAGTGCCGCAACGGTCCGGCCGGCCTCGAGGCGCTGTTCGCCTTCGACCGCCTCGGTATGCAGTTCGTGCCGATCAAACCAAAAACAACCGACGACGACTTTGTATGACCCCAACTAAAGAAACTCTGCAAGGACTCTATGACGCGGCACCTGACGCAAACACGCGCCAGCTGATCGTCACCCTTGCCGCGAAGTATGGCATCGCGCTGCAAGTTTTTTGAGAACTGCGCGCTATCGTATTGACACCGTGGAGCATAGGGCTCTGACCGATAATCTGTGGCAGGTAAACCTAAACTCGTATCAAACCATGCTTGGCAGAAGCACTTGAGGCTGAACGCCAAGCTCAAAAAGGAGATCAGACTGTGTCCGACGATAAGGAACTCGAAGCGCTCCGACTAACGTCGCGGGCTTTACGCGCTATCACTCAACTTGAGGCGCACAAAAAGGCAGTAACGGGAGAGTACAACGAGCGTCTCAAACGCCTCAAAAAGGTCATCGACGCTGTGCAGGCACGCGAACAGATGGGCGTTCTGCCGATGGAGGGCTTGGACGCGATCCAGCTAACCGAGGACGATGAGCGCCTGGTGCTCAATCCAGTCGAGGGACTCTAAGCCGTGATTACCTACTCGCTAGGGCGTGAGCCTGTCAGTCGTCGCAGTCCGGC